TAACCCAGCTCGTCCACGTACTGCCCCGGAGACTTTCCGGCCCACACATCGCCCTGCAGGTAGCGCTTTCCGCTGGCCTCGGCGCCGCACATGGTGGGCAATACCTGATCGGCTAACGCCGGCACAGTAACGCTGCATAAAAGCAGCAGCGACGCAGCAAACGCAAACAACTTTCTGGCAAATGCATTCATTGAATGAGCCCTTTCCATTGTGTGTGTGTGAAGAAACTCAAATCTGAATTGGCAAGCAGACCGTCGTCATGGAGAACCGCCGCGTTCATCGAATCCGAAGGCAACCGAGTTGTGATTCCAGAACGGATACTCAAGCGCCGATAGCTGACGCATCATCGCCAGGCACCCGTATTGCTGCATCTCGGATCTGTCGACCGTGTCGGACAGGAAGACAAACTCACCCGTTATGCCATGGGTTCGCTGGACTTCTTGCAGCAGGCTGGACTCGCTCCTCGTGAGCGCGCCGTACTCGATGGCCGGATGGCGCAAGCGCGCCCTGGACGCAACCCAGTCGGCCCCGTTCTCAATGCGGTCGACATTGCTGAAGTCAGGCAGCCAATCGTCTGCACGCTTGGTGACGCCGATGCCAGCGGAGAAGACAGGCCCCACGAAGGGTCGGCCAATGCGAACAACTGCTGACGTGCTGATCGCGATCTGCGTGTAGCGCGCCGTCGTTGGCTGTGGTGTCACGACGATGATCCCGAAGAACGAACCGTCGTAGTCGCTGTTCAACGGCGTGAACGGCCAGCACGGCATGGCTGACCCGGAATACACATCGCTGGCGCCACTGGTGGTCCCGCGCGTGACTGTGATCGTGGCCGCCGCATCCTCGATGTTGTGCGCGAACACTGCAAAGCATTGGGCGGCCTTTGCGCTGCCGTGGTCGAAGATGATCTTCGTGTCAGATGAACTTGCCGAACTGCTTTCCGCGTAGGCCGCGAGTTCGCGCTTCTGCAACTCAGTCAGCGGGTGGCCGGCTGTCCAACTCCCGCCGGAGAGTGTGGATGAATCGGTCAGGTTCCCATATGCAAATGCGATCATGACGCCCCTTGATCAGATATAGGTGTAGGTGATTGAGGCGTCAAAGCCCGCGACTTCAGAGTTCGATGAACTGTCTATGTTTGACCCTCTCGCAGAGGCCCCAGTGGCTGAGTCTCCGAACAACTGGAATGTTCCTGTTCCTGTCAGGTCAGACAGGATCGTTGCCAGGCTTACTGGCACAGTTGTCGTCCCTGGCGCAGCACTGAAGAATGTGTGTGTCGTACTGGGCGCCATCGAGAATGGCGTACCAGTCATGGTGAGCGTTACTGGTGAACCGCTGATGAGCGCGTCCAGTGCCGGGAGATCGCTCGTCACCGTACAGTCGATTCCGATGATCTGGTTGATCAGGAAACTTCCAGGTGTGCCATCGCGAGTGACATCACCATCGACCTCTGCATGGACCGTGATCGAAAGCGTTGCAACTGTCAGCGTCCCGAGCGCAGGGTTGAATTGGTTCAGCGTACCGTTCTGAGAGAACTCAACGGCGTCGTTTGTATTCGTGAAAGACGTGGTGATCGTGCCGCCCGAAGACACCGTGTGAATGAAGGCCACGTAGGTCACACCTGATACCCGATCAACGTGACGCTCAGGCCTTTGGCAGTTCCGTTCCCGATCTGGTCGATGTCGATCGTGACCTTCGCACCTTTGGCCAGGAAGGCATCACTGATGACAGGCGGCGTCACGGCCGTGATGCTGGTCGACTCGGTGTTGTCGATGGTCAGCTTGGTCGAAAGAATGGATGCGCCGCCCTCATTGATGTCGACGGTGAAGATTGATCCAGCGCTCTGCACCGTGGTGAGTTCAGCCTGAACTTCGACCAAATGGAAATCGTATGGAACGAAGAACGAGCGCTTCGTGGTGCCCGCCGTCAGCGCGGTTGATTCATCGCTGCATGCGATCACGAAGGATTCGTTCTGGACCGTGGCGCTGCCAGTTCCCGTCTTTCCGCTGCCTGCACCGTTGCCACCGGCCCCGACGGTATCGTCACTGGCCTTGATCACGATGCCCCATGAATCCGGAGCGTCGGATGCCCGATGGCTCCAGAGACCGAACTGGATCACGCGCCGCTTGAGCTGCATGTCAATCGACCAGATCACTGCGCTTCTGCCTGACTCACAACCGAATCGATCCGACACGATCGTGACGGTGTCGAGCAGATCAAGCGCCATCGTGTCCACGTTCAGAGGCGCTTCAATCGTTGCCGAGAATGAATGGGAGCCGTGCACTTTCAGATAGCGCAAGGCCCAGGCCGCCATCACCGTCTGAGAGGTGAATTCATTGCCAGCGATTTGAAGCTCGATGATCTCGGCGCTCGGGTCCAGTGTGTAGACGCTCTGCGCTGTGGCTGTGAAGCTCGACATCCATGGATCACGCGACAGCGCATCGCGCACATCGGAATCAACAACACCGGCCAGCGAACTCTTGTGCGTCTCGCCGGATTGCACTTGCACCTTCCAGACGCGCTTCTCAAGTCCGTTGATCGTTGCCACTTCCAATTTGCTTGCGTTCACGCCGTCGGTGAACGTGTAGACCGAGGCGTTGACCCAAGAAGGCTCGATCCGGCGCGCGTAGAACTTGTCGAGCCTGGTGAACCCGATCGACGCCACCTCGAACGAGGCAATGTCGTTGAACACGTCCTTGTAGGTCTGCGTCTCGACAACGCGATTCCCTGCATCGAACGGAATGCTGTGCTCAGGAAGCGTTCCAGGGTCAGCGTCCGTGATGCCAGCGCGCCTGGCCAAGTCGACGATGTTCCAGCGGCGAAGCGATTCGGTGGCGCTGACGTAGGCCCCGCTCGTGAAGATGCGCGCTTCAAACCGAATCGCCGATCCAAGCTGCGCATAGACTTCGCCGGTCGACAGGGCCGCGAGAGCGTATGCGGCTGGAGGAACGCCCCCACCGACCAATCCGCCGTAGGAAAGGGCAACCCCGCCATCAAAGAAGGCGGGGAAGCGATCGTTCCAGTAGTTCGCTTGCAGAAACCACAGGTTATCCACGGCATTGATCAGGACCGGCTCGATGTATCCAGGCGTTCCGATCACGAGGAATTTCAGCCGGGCACCGGCAACTCCAGTGCCGCCAAGATCGACCGACCCATATGTCGACGACACCGTGGGAACGAACGCTTCAGTGACGACCTTACGATCGAAGAGACGCTCGCGGCCGCGGTACGACAGGCGCATCTTTCGCTTGTCGAATTGCGGTCGGCCATCGATGTAGGCCACGTAGGCCGTTCGATACTCTTCAGGGTACAGCCCCTCAAACGGCCCATATCGGCAAGTCACTTTCCCCCCGTCAGTGACGTACTCAGCCCATGCGTCGAACTGCCCTTCGGTGTTGTTGAACTCTGCACCGCCCCACGTCGGCGCAACAAGACCGGAGGATCTGTCGCTGCCGAAGGCCTGCGTCTTGATCGCGCCGGGATCGTTGACCAGTTCCCGAAACGTCGTCAAAGAGGGTGTGTCGCCAACAGCCGTGATCAGTGCCCTCGTGCTGACGTGAAATGTCAGCGGGATTCCAGACTGGTCCTTGACCTCGATGGTCAGGGTGAAGATGTTGTTGGTCGACTTTCGGGGCTCGATCTCGATGCCACGCGTGCCGGGTGGCGTCAGACTCATCGTCAAGCGACGCGCGCGAACCCCCGGGAAGAAGGGGGTTCTCGGGATTCTCCCGATCCTGCCGCTGCGGAGTCCAGACAGGCGCATAGCGCTTTAGGCCAGCTCGCGCACGTACAGCGTGCCGCTCATCGTGATCGAGTCGGCCGGTGCGGTCTGACGCACGACGAGGGTCGTGTTCGTCGAGGTGGCCGACGGCCTGCACTCCTCGGGGAACCAGTTGATGTAGCCGGCCCGCACATTCCAGACGCCGACGTGCATGGTTCCCGTCGTCCCGCTCGAGGCGATGGTGGTGTTGTTGGCCTCTGCAGTGAACCCGGGCGCTGTATTCAGCGGAGACAGGGCGACAGGCGTCGGCGCGCTGCCGCCGCTGCCACTCGAGGTGTGACCGCGGATGATGCTGATCTGCAATTGCTCATCCTGAGCGTCACCGCTGTCTGAGGTTTGCCCCAGTTCGATGCCAACGATCTCGATCGGACGATTGGAGGCCGGCGTGATCTCGAAAAGATCCTGCGCTGCGGTAACTGCGACGGCACTGAACGTCACTGCATAGACTCGACCCAACATGGTGGTGATCCTTCGTGTGGTTGATTAGGTGGGTACTGGGCCGAGTTCCAGAACAGAAAGCATTCGCTGCTGCGTGTCCTCGGAGGTGTCTTGGCGCTTGATGACTTGCGTGAACCCTTCACGCAGGATGGCGACCTGTGCGCCCTGGACGTTGACCAGTTCTTGCAGACGCCCGGTGTTCACTGCAACCGCCGAGACCTGGGCCTGGATCGCTTGCAGCACATCCGTCTGCGACCTCTGGATCGCGCCCAGGTCGGCAATCGTCATCGCCACCGCCACCTGATCCGGCGCCGATGACGTGGTGCTGCTGACCACGGTTCCGGTCGCCGTCCCTGTGCTGGTCGTGCCGGCAGCCGGAGTGCCGGTCGTTGCCGAAGCACCGCTCAACGAGAAGCGGCCACCCAATGCAGAGTCAATCGACAGCAGCGCATCCAGTATGTCCTTGCTGTAGCCGGAGATGTCGTCGAGTGCATCGACCTGATCCTGAAGCGCCTTCAATTGCGGGCTGACATCAGCCCCGGCCGTCGTCGCGAACTCCTTGAGCGCCGCGTTGACCTTGTCGAAGATGGCCACATACGCCGGGCCGCTCGCAAATGCACTGGCGGCCTCTTCCAGATAGGCGCGCGCGTTCGACACCAGATTGCCCTGGGCAAACGTGCTGCCGTCCCGGGCCTGGGCCAGCGTGCTCTCAAACAGCGATTGCGCAGACCCGACTTGCGCCCGCGCACTCAAGGGCGACAGGTCAGAGAACGTGATAGAGCCGGTGAACTGGGCGATGTCGTCGGCCAGGCCGCGCATGTTCTTGAGCGCGTCGATCTGCTTGTTCAGCGCGTCCTTCGTGGTGGCGTTGAGCTTGTCGCGCAGCGTCGTCTCTTCGCTGATCCGAGTCAGGATGACGCCCTGCAACTTCTCGGCGACCGCAATGGGGTCTTCGGCCGTCGGCAGTTGCGCGAACAGATTGCGCTCGGTGGCCTTGAGCGACGCGATGCGATCCTCGGGCTTCAAGGTCTGCAACCGCGCCTTCTCGATTGCATCGGCCAGGGTCGTGGCGCGGTATTCCTTCACCGCGTTGGCCACCCCGTGGAGGATCTCCTCCAAGTCCTTGAAGGCGCCATAGGCGTTCAGGATCGCTTGCTTGCCATCGACCCCAACGGCCTTCCAAAGCGCAAGAACCTCATCCTTCGTCGCGCCCAGAATGCCTGCGATCGTGACATCGATCCCGCCTTCGGCCAGCGTCTGCTGGATGCGGCTGGCCTTGTAGCCTGCCAGCTCCGAGCCCTTCAGGAAATCGCCGACGATGGCATCGGCCCCGGAGTAGATCGATTTCAGCTTGGCCGCGGCTTCATCAGCCGCAGCCTTTGCGGCCTTCTGTGCGGCGTCGGCCGCTTTCTCTGCCGCGTCCTTCAGGTCGAACAAGGCGCCAGCCGCTTCCACAACCGCCGTCTTGGCGGCCACCGAATTGGTATCGACCGAGAGGAAGGCCTGGGCGAACGCGTAGACATCGTCCTTGCTCGCGCCGATGATTGCCGAGAGGATGTTTCCGAACCCGCCCACGCCGGCCGAGACCAAGCTGCCGGCAATGTTCTCGTACTTGGCTTGCGCCTGCTGCGCTGGCGTCTGGAACTTGGCGAAGTTCGTCTCAACCGCCTTGTCCAGCGCGATCTGCGCTTGCTCGGCCGCTGTGACCAACTTGTCGAGCGCCCCGGATACCGACAACAGCGTGGTGAAGGCCTTCTGACCGGATTCAGTCGTCAGGTCTTGCGCTTCGACCAACTGGCGGAAGGCCTCGCGCGTATTCGGCACGGAGTTGATGCCAACGTCCTTCAACGTAGCACCGATCTGCGCCAGGCTGTCCGCTGACTTCTCAGCGTCGCTGTAGAAGGCTTGGTAGTAGGTCTGCAGGCTGCTGGTCAGAACATCCAGTCCTCCAGCCACCTTTGAGAGCGCATACACAGCGTCTGACGACATGGCGCCGAGCCGGCCCATGAGCCCTGCCATTGGCTTCAGATCGCCAGTCAATTTGACGATCGCTGTCTGTGCCTCGCTGATCGCCTTGACGGTACTGTTCAGCGCATCGACGCCGACGGAGTCTCCGAGCGCCTTCAGTTGATCGCTGGCCCACTTTGGCAGATCGATGGTCAGCAGCGCATCGCGCACTGCGCTTGCCGCCTTGTCACTGAACTCGGCAAAGCCCTTTGTCGGGTCGCTGTTGAGTTTGCTGACGGCGTCGAAACTACCGACCAGGCCAGCGAGTTTGTTGCCCGCCGAATCCAGCACATGGAACAGACCCGAACTGGCGTCCTTCGCGTCGGACTCGAAGACGGCGCGGATGCCGTATGTCGCATCCTTTCCGAAGGCCTTCGCGGTGTCGTTGAGCGCGGATGTCAGCGGGCCAACCAGCGCCTTGACCGCGGACTGCGTCTCGGATTGCTGGATGCCGCCTTGCTGTTTCGTGATGTCGGAGAACAGGCCCGCAGCGTTGGACTGGACATAGCCGCCCATGTGGGGAGTTCCTGCGCCACCAGAGAAGAACGTGTCAGCCGCCGACCCGATCATGTTGCCGATCAACGATCCGATGCCTGGCAGGATGTAGTTGCCAACCGCCGATCCGATGGCCTGGCCCCATTGACCTCTGCTGGCACTCAGCGCCGCACTCAGGTAGCCTGCACCAGACAGAACATCACTGGCGGTGATGTCCGTGTTGCCGATCTGGATGCCGTAGTTGGACAGACCAGACGATCCGCCGAACCCGCCGCCGAAACTGAATCCAACCCCAGACCCTGACTTGCCCCCAGTGATGGCGTTGGTGATCGCCGATGTGACCGGCGCGAGTTGCGTCTGGATGATGGGTTTGAGCACCATCGACTTGAAAAGATTCTTGATGTAGTCGGCTGCCGTCTTCCCGCCGCTCATCAAGGCATCAGCGAGACCGCTGCTGATGTCGTCGTAGACCTTCTGGTACGCATCGAGATAGATCTTGGCCTGCGCCTGCGCTCGGGCCTGTACGGCCTGGTCTTCGATCTGTTGCGTGAATTTGGCGCGGTCTTCAGGATCTAGCTTCTCGTTCTTCGCCAGGTCAGCCAACTGCTTCCGACGCGTGATCTCAACTTGCAGCAGTGCGACGGAAATCGCACGCTCCTTGTCGGATGCACCGATCAACGTCGCTTCGGTTTCGAGCAACTTGTTGTTGTCGGCGAGCGATTGTGCAGACTGCTCGAGCGTGGAAGCAAATGCGAGCGTCGACTTCCTGACCTCCTCATTGAACTTCTGGATGTCTTCACGATTCTTCTTGCGCTCGTCCTCGTATTCCTTCTCGGCTTTCTGGCGCTTCTCGAAGACTTCCGAACGCACTGCTTGGTTCGTCTTCTCTGCCTCGGACGTGATCTGCGCTTGGACAACTTTGATGCGGCCGAGCACCGCTTCCTGGCCGCCAGCGTTGTTCAGTTTCTGCAATTCCAGCGCGTACTGCTTCTGGAGTTCAGTGGACTCTGCCTTGAGCAGCTCAACGCGCAGGGCGCCAGACTTCTCGATCGCTTCGATCGGACTCAGCAGGCCTTCTTTGGCTTTGAGCGGGATCTGTTCCAGTTGGGCCCTGATCTTCTCGGCCACGAGCTGGTAGGCGTTCTGCGCTACCGCGGCATCTTTGGCCCACATCTCCTGCTGGAAGGCGCTCGTCTTCTGGATGAACGAGAGAGATCGCTTCTCTTGCGCGTCGATGCGTTTGAGTTCTTCTGAGTTTCCTGCGGCGCCTTCGCGAAGTTTGTCGAACGTCTCCTTTGACTTCGCGAGGTCGTTCTGAAGTTGCTTCTGGTGCTCGAGCGATGCGTCGATGAGCTTGTTCGCTTCGACGAGGTTCTGGCTGGCCTTGGCGCGATTCGCTTCAAAGCCGGCCAGGGCCCGCTCAGTCTCGACTTGCTTTTCTGACTTGGCGAGCAGTTCCCTGGCCGCCTCAATCTCGGCCTTCGAGACTGGTTGCGCCCCAAAGGCACGTCGGCCCTCACCCGTCAACCCCAACTTGTCTTGATTGGCCGCCTTGTCGAGTGTGGCCTTGGCCTTCGCGATCTTGTCTTCCAAGGTCTCAGGGCGCCCAACGTCGAGCATCCTGTCCCATGCGCCCTTGGCCACATCACCCAGCAGGCGCCAGGCCTTCTGCAAGGTGCCGAGCCGCTCTTCCAACTTGGCGGCGCGCTCGGTGACCGAATCAGCATAGGCCGCCTGGGCCAACGCAGCGGCTTCCGCCGTCTTCCCAACGTCTGCGAAGGCCTTGATCTGGTTGAACGTCGAGACCGTCAGAAAGTTGATGCCATCGTTCAACTTCAGGACGGCCTGCAGTGGATCTTTGCCCAGTTCGGCGATCTGCTTGGCTGTTTCCGATGCGGCCTGGCCGCCGGAACGCTCCATGCGGATGGCGGCATCGGCCGCCTTCTGCAAACCGCCAGCGGCAACCGTGCCTGCCGCTGCCAACTGGGCGAGCACCTCGGCGGCCTTGCCCTGCGTGCCGACAGATGCGCTGATGGCCTTGGCCATCTCGTTCAACTGCCCGACCGTGGCGCCGGCCGCATTGCCGGACAGGATCAGCCCCTTCGCATAGGCGTCCTGTTCGGTGCTTCCCTGCTTGTAGGCCAACGCCAACGCCACAACCGCGCCAGCGATTCCGGCTAGGCCGATACGAACCGGCGTGAGGATCTCACCAATGCCCTTCAGCGCATTGCCGATGCCGCCAAAGCTGTCCTTGATCTGCCCGCCCTGCTGCACCAGCACCAGAAGGGGATTGATGCCGCCGGCCAGGCTGGTGAAGATGTCCGTGAACTGCGCCGGCAACTGGGCCAGCGCCTGCCGCGTCTGCCCGGCACTCACGCCCATCTTCTGCGTTGCCAGCGCGGCCGCTTCGATCTTGGTGATGTACGGCGCAGCCTGGGCGCTCACACCGCGCAACGCCGCCTCTTCCTTCAGCAGCGCAACCTCTTCAAGCTGCAACTGCGCGAACGTCTTGCCGATCGCATTGGTGCGCCTGGCCAGCGCAGCCACGTAGTTGTCGTTGTCGGACTGCGTCCGCGACGCCTGCTCCTGCGAGCGCGCCAACTGCAACGCCTGTTCGGCAGCCTTGCGCTCCGCGCCAGTCAATCGCTCCATCGAGGCCGTGAGCGCGTTGATGCGCCGCTCAACCTCACCCAGCCCTGCGGCGTTCTCCAAGCTCTTCTCAAACCCAGAGAACAGGCGCAGGTTCTCTGTCTGCTTGGCCTCGTCCTTCAGACGCTGGATGTTGCCGATCAGCGCGTTCGCCAGCGTATCGTTGACGCCCTTGGCCGCGGCGTTGAACTTGAGCAACCCGATTTCGCCACCCTGGAGCCGCGCCATCTCGCGGCCCAGATCGACGATGGCCGCCTTGTCCTGGCTCGCGAGTTTGCCGATGTCGGGGAGCGAGACGCCGGCCAGCGCCTGCACGGCGCGGCTGACCTTGGAGGTGATCTCCTTCTCCATCCGATCAGCCGCCTGGATGGCGCTTCCGATGGCCGTGATGAATCCTTCGGCATCACCGCCGATCAGGATTGTCGAACCGCCAACGACTTCTTCGCTCATGCTCAGTCCTTGGGTTGCATCGCGCTCAGGGCGGCGATCTCAATGAGGCGAAGATCCATGAACACTCCAGTGCGCGCAGATCGGCGCGTCTTTGTGGCCCGCCAAACTTCTGGCAGCGCGCTGTAGTCGAGCCCCGTGTAGCCATTCATGCCGACACGCCACTGCGTCTGCATCGACATGAAGACGATCACGGCCTGTCGGTTCTCTGGCCACACGGCAATGGGGGGGATCTCGAAATCCTCGTCGTCGAAGCCCCACTGCTTGATGGCTTCCCGCTCGGCTTTATCGGGCCCCTTCTCATAGAGCCGGCGCCCGATCTCAGTCAGTTTCCCAAGCGGCCTTCGGTCATCGAAACGAAGTAGTCGTCGCCGATCGCCTTCGGCGCGGCCGCATAGAGCGCCAGGAACTTGCCGACGTTCTCGGCGGTGAATTCGTAGTCGAGGTTCCAGCCATTGGCCACGTCCAGCACCGCGGCGACATCGCTGGCAATGGCCTCGGGCACACCTTCAACCAACTTCGGATCTGGCGGCATGTAGGTGCGTCCGGCCTTCTCGTCTGCCTCGCGCCGGGCCCTCTCCTCCTCCACCTCGACGGTGGCAAGGATGTAGTTGTCGCGCGCCTTGGCGATGTACTTCTCGCGCAGCGCTGCCATCTCTTCGCGGTTGCGGTGCTTGAAGGTGAACGTCACCTTGAGAGGCTTGCCAGATGGCGTCGGGATCGCCACCTCGCGGTCATACGTGATGAGGCCCTTGGGATCGAGGTCGATCTTGATCTTTGCCATGGATGGCTTTCGTATGTTGGTTCAAAAAGGCCCGGTCCCCGGTAGCGATCCGGCGGGCATGAAATCGAAGTGCGCGTCCTTCCCAGGACGCGCGGGCACTCAATCAGGCGTAACTGATGAGCCGGCCTTGGGCCGCGAAGGTGGCTTGCACCTTGTCGGCGGCGCCTGCGGACTGGATCGGCTGCTCGCCCATCGAGAAGTAGCCGTAGCCGTAGGTCGCAGCGCCCGAGCCCTTGACGGACTTGTAGGCTACCAGGGTGCCGGAGCGGCTGATGTCCAGCAGCGTGTCCCAGTTGGTCAGCGACGGGTCGAAGCCGATGTCGAAGCCGATGGTTGCGGCCTCAAAACCGTCGGGGAGCTTCAAGCCCTGCAGCGCCTTGATCGGCCGCACGTCGACATAGCGCGGCCCGCCGCCGGAGGGGTTAAGACCAACGATCTGCGGGATTTCCACCCAAGAACTGATCTTCATCGTGGTGCCGACACCGCTGCCAGCGGCAAACGAGTTGGTGTTGCTGGTGTTCAGGCCCTTGAGCAAGAACGTGTCGGCGCTTTGCTGGTCAGCGCGGAAGACCGAGTTGTTGGCCATGTCCCAGCCGGACAGGAGCAGCAATTCGTCGTTGTCGGAGTAGCCATGCGCCACACTGGTTGCCAGCGCCGGATTGGCGTTGCTGACAATCGTCAGCGTCTTCGCCGCGGCGAAGGTTTGGCTGACGTAGAAGCTGGTTCCAACGGGAGTTGAGTAACTCATGACAAAAGCCTTTCAGTGGGTTGCCTCATGGGCGGAAAAAAAGCACCTCTCGATGCTTGGATGCGCCCTCATCGGGCAATGAAAACGGCCCCGGGTTAGCGGGGCCGTTGCTCTGGGTGGTGAGGCTCTAGCCCCACCAGAATTTGAAGTCTTGCTGCGCGCCTCGGGTGTCGGTGACTTCTTCATGGCGCGCGATCAGTGCGCCAACTGGCCGCCCGTTCAGTGGGTCGACGCGCAGCGCGTCCTCGATCGTGCGCATGAGCGTGTTGGCTTCGTTGCGCGTCTTCGCCCACACGTTGATCTGGATGCGCGAGTTGCGCAGGTTCGGCACTGCGGGGTAGTTGTTGATCGGGTTGATCACTTCGCCGCCGATTTGCATGTAGGTGACGAATGGCTTCGGCGTTTCGAAGCTCGCAACGTCTGGAAAGATGCGGCCGCTCACCAGCGGCCCGACGACAGTTACGATTCCGGTTTCGATGGTCATTTGAATCCGACGTGAATCAGCTCGCGCAGCTTGTTGCGCATTACCTCGATCGCCAACCGCGCATTGGCGTCATAGGTCGGCCTGATGTATGGCCTTGGCGCGATCATCTTTGGTGCCTCACGCGGGGCAGTCTTTCGCGTGTACCAATTCCCGTCGCTGCCGAGGTAGTGCTTGTAGGGCGACGCATGTCCATACTCCACCAGATGCCAGTGCTTGGCCTTGCCCTTGTTCGGCCCGATGTAGTACAGCGGCTTGACCTGAGTGCCCTTGGCCTTGTCGAAATAGACGTAGATCGAATGCAGCAATTGCGCGGGGTGGAAGTTGTCCGCGCCGCCAGTGCGCTGATTCGCCGTGAAGCTGACGGGAACGCGCGCGATCATTTCTTGGTACATCAGATCGGCCCCAGCAAACACCGCCGGCCGGATCGCCTTCGCCATCACGTTGTCCGCATACTTCACGAGCACGTCGCTGAGGCTTCCCTTGATCTGTAGCAGCGTCTTGCCGGTGCTGCTGCGGACTGTTCCGTTGGAAGCGCGGCGTTGCCCGCGTTCCGCCAGCTCGCTGATGTCGATGCCCATGCCCTACCCCTACAGGCCACCAACCTGGCAGACCAAGATCATGTAGTCTCGCCCGGCAACATCCACCTGAACCTGCTTGATGTCGTAGGTCGTGGTGACGCCCTGGAAGCGCTCCTCGACGCGCATCGTGTTGTTCACGCCCTCCTTGAACCGCACCTTGAACAGATAGGTCACGAGGCTCACCAGTTGGTTTGCGGCCTCTTGTTCGGCGCCAGGCTGCGGTCGCGGCGGTGTGGTCACTTGAGCCCATGGCGAATACAGCGTCGACCACGTCGTCAGCGGCTGACCCCAAGAGTCCTGCCCGACGACTGGCTTCTTGATCGTGATCTTGCGCTTGAGCGCTCGGGCGATGACCATGGCTGGATCAGACGGAAAGTTGAACGCGATACGGACTCATGAACGTCTCGCGCATGTTGGCAATCGAATCCATGTTGGCCGGCGGCAAACTGTCGTAGAGCAGCGTGACACTTGCCAGCACTGCGTTCACCAGAGACTGCGGCACGTTGGCCACGTAGTCTGCGCGCCCGCCCGGAGGAGAGCCATTTGGCGCATAGCCGGCGATGTACTCGACGCGCAGCGCATCCGGCCGGTCATATGTATTCGGCACCGAGAAGCTCGTTGTGAAGCGTAGTTCTGGAACTTGATCGTCAGTCAGGTAGTAGTCGGTTGAGTTGACTGTCTGCAGTGCGTTGTCAAGGTCGTAATACTTCACCGATGTGATGCGCACGATCGGAGGACGCGATAGGAAGATATGCTGTGGCGGCCGAAAGCGCATTGGCACCAGACTGTTCTGGTACACCCATGGCGAGATGCAGACCGGGAAACCTGCGGCAGACAATCGCAATGTCTGCTGCACCAGCGAGCGGCGTGTTGACTTCTCAACGAACTCTCGGCCTGTGGTGATGTAGCTGTCGATCAGCGTGTCGTCAGGATGAGAGAGCGGAGACCCTTCGGCGTCTAGGCGCAACTGGTTGTAGACATCCTCGCGCGATACGGGCTCAAATGGCGGCGGCGTGACGACAGTTATGTTCATGGCAGTGCAATCATCTGATCGTGTTCAGCGAACCAGAGATCAGCACCCGGAGCGTTGCGGTAGTGCGGGAAGCATGGCACTCCAGCAGTCCAGTGCAGCACCTTGGCCCCCTCAACGGGTTGCCCCTCATCAACGATGCGGTTCCACGCGCTTGGCAATGCGCCAACTTCAGCGTATGGAACTCCGCCGCGCAGTTGCAGCAGATCCAGCTTATTGGCCGTCTCAAGGTATTCCGGGTTGATGTCGGACCACAACGTGTGAGCGCAGTTGAATAGCATCAACGAAGCCCAGTTCTTCCGGTCGTAGTCTGGGTTGTCACATTCCATCGACGTGCCGATGTACTTGCGCTGGTTGCGCGTCTTGTATTCGTGCTGCACGACTTGAACGGCCTGATGCTGGTTGAACATCGCATCGAGTTCTGCGATGTCTCCGAGCATCAGCATGTCCGCGCCGTCAGCGAAGATCGCGTGCCCCTTGTAGCCCATGAGCCATGGCACTAAGAAGCGCGACATGGTGAAGGCGTTGGAGCCTTGCGGCAGACCGCATGCGTCGAGGCGATGGATCGCAACTGGCTTCGATGTGTTGCGCAGGACGCTGTCGACGAAGACATGCCAGCCGATGGCCTCGCGTGAGTCGAATCCACAGAAAAGATTGATCATGATCAGCCCCTATGCCTTGCGCGCTTCCATTCTGAAGTCGCGGTATTCCTTGCCAGCGCGATGGAAATGCGTTGGTTTTTCCTTCATCTCGCTGAAGCCGTGCTCGGCCAACAATTCAGACAGACTGGCCGGGTGCCACGCCCACCGATGCGTCATGTGCTGGTCCTTGTCGCGTGGGTCTCCGTACAGCGACCACATTGTCAACTGGTCAGGGTGCTTCCCGCCACGTACCCCATCGACGACGTTCTTGCATGTCTTCAACAGGTCTGGCATCTCGAGGACCAGCAGGCCGCCAACTTTCAGCAGGCGGCGCCATTCGCGCAGCACGCCGTCGCACTCCCATCTATATATGTGCTCGAAGAGGTGGATCGCCATGATCTCGTCCACGCTCGCATCGGGCAGCGGGATTGAGTCAGCCGGCGCCACGATGTCTGCCGCAGACCGCGCCACGGCGTCGACGCCTGTGTACCCCTCAATGCGTTTGTTCCCAGCCCCAATGTTCAGTCTCATCCAATCACCTCGTTGATCCAGTTCCATGCCTGTGCCGCTTCGGTGTTGTGCCATTCCCACCAGGCCAGGCGCCGCAGGAATTCAGCGCGCTCATCTCCTGTCGGGGATGGCGATTTGCCGTACAGCGCGAACCCCGCGCCGTCCTCGCACTCCACCGGAATGCCCGCAATGCAAGCGTCGATTGCCACGTTGCTGTGTCGACAGACAACCAACGAACATCCGCGCAGCGCCTCGTCGATCGGGTTGCCGTGCGACACATCAAGGTCGCCAATAGAAACCGGGTTCTTGCCCTTTGGGCGCCACAGAATCCTTCGCCCTGGGAACCGCGCCTGCAATTCAGCGGCCTTTCGGACTTCCCATTCAAGCGGCTGCAGACCCCAAGCCACGCAGGACTTGCGCCCCAGTCCAACGAGCAGGATCGGCCCGTTCGGATCGGCGTCTTCCCGCAGCGTGAAGTTGCGCCGCCGACCGCCCGGCGCCAGCGCCAACTGCTCGGCCGTCGGATGCATCGTGTCGATGGACAGCCGCATGGCCTCCTTGCGATCCCAGTAGCCCAGGTCGAACATCGCGACCCTTCCGCCCGCTTGCTTGTGCCTCCCGACGATTGCCAACTTGTCCGGTGCGCCAGCCCCGTACAGCACCAGCAGGCTGCGATGGCCCGCGTACTTCTTGGTGATGGATGTTCCTGCCGGGGCCGCCTTGGCCATCTCCCGCATGTACCTGTCGGCGCGCGGGATGATGTCCTGATCGATCAACAGCTCTGCGCCGGCCTGAAGCACTGCAACCACTCGCTGTATCGCGCAGCCACTTGCTCGAGCGTTGGCGCTACGGCGAGCATCCAGTTCGATGCCCGGCGACGTTCCGACTGCGGCGTCAGTGCATCGAACGCTGCACGCATCTCCTGCGGCGTGTCGGCCCACTTCTCGGCATTGCCAATCGCACGCTCTTGGTAGCCAGCCTCTCGGCACCCAACGAACGGGGTGGCGCTGCCTTGCGCGTTGGCCAACTTCACATTGCTCTTCCAGTGCCTCGGCGCATAGCCATCCGCGTCTCTCAGCGCAACAACGATGTCCAGATCAGCAAGGTTCTCTGGGTTCACCACAAAGGCCCATCCGCGGCGCTGGCATTCGCTCTCGATGAATGGCCGCCAATTGCTGATGTACTGCTCGGCACCCTCATACCCAACGGTGCGCACCGTCTCTCGGATCGGGTTGCGTTGCAGGCCTGGGCGCGCATGGTGCGCGAGTGCCAGAACCGGCACACCGAACTCCATGCAGTCTTCTGCCATGGCAAGCGTTGCCGCCACGATGCCGACCGGCCTGAACTTCCCCATCTGTCCGCGAAGCCACCCGATGCACGTTTCGCGGCTCCACCGATTCCCCTCGGGTTGCGGCCAGGCGTCAACGACATCCCACACGATCGGCACCTGCGCTCGCTGCAGACGAACGAGCACGTCTGCCGGCGCACGTTTGACGACCACAGCAAGGTCATACGGCGCCACGTCCAGCGCGCGCGGCATCACCGTTGCACCGATGGCCTCACCGAGCTGCACACCGCGAATGGCCCAACTTCCGCTGGTCCCGTTGCCGGTGACGAGCACGTTCATTTGCACACCATCCGCCCGAAAGCAAAGACCTCGGTTCGGGCCAGGTACGGATGGGCCCCGGCCGACTTCTTCATGTGCGGGATGCGGTCCTTCCCGGTCAACGTCTCATGCCCGTACAGGACGGCGTCCCACTCGATTGCCGTAAACAGCGCCTTCACTCCATCCGTGCTGAAGCGCCAGAAGTCGCCCGGGTACTGGTGCGGTCGCCAGATGAACGGGGCCGAGATGAACAGGGTTCCGCCAGGATTGAGCAGGCGTTCGATGTTCTTGGCCATCAACCACGGCTTGCGCGAATGCTCGAGCACCGACAGGCATTCGACGTGCGCGAACCGGCCCAGTTCGTCAGGCGGGATCTCTTCCAGATTCAGCACTCGGTCGACGCCTTCTCCTTCTTGCATGTCGACACCGATCACGTCCTTGTACCGGGCGCGGCGATCCTCGCGCCCACTGAATATCTTTGACCCAACGATCAGTGTGCGTCCCTCTGCCGGCGCAACGTAGCGCTCTTGGAACTGGTCAATGGGCAGCGGTGAGTCGGGCAATTGGTTCTCCCGTTCGGATTTCGTCGAGCGTGAACATCGACCACGCCAAGCGCCGGAACATCGCCAGCCTGTCAGCGTCATCGCGCTTCGGCTGCGCGCCCCACTCGCTCAACGGCCGAGCTGCCTGGGCCCCTATCCACTGCGGGAACTCATACCAGACGGCAACGCCCAGGCCGAGCGCCTTCAGGGCGGCACCGCTGTTCCACGTCACCACGCTGCCCGTCTCGGTCAGATCGTCTTCCAACGGTGTTCCGCGATCCATGCCAGGATGGCGCCGGATGCGTCCGCCAATGCGTCTCTGGGTTGCCTCTGCCCAGTTGTCAGGGGCGGCAATGCCGGGCTCGCCAATGCCGCGCTGCCCCAGGATCAAGTGCAGCCGCTCGCCGGTCTGCCAGGGCTTCAGTTCAACGCCCCAGGAATCCCAGCGCTCAGGTCCGGCATCAACCCAGCGGCCCGCTCCTGCGTGGTGGCCCAGCGCCAGGCTGAACCATTCGAGTCCACGCCAATCCTTGCCCATCGGCCCGTTCTCCGTGACCAGCACCTTTGCACCGCGGCGCTCGAAATGCCCGGCGAGTTCATTGAAGCCGGCGTATCGATTCCAGATGAGCAACAGATCGCCAGGCTCTGGGTCAGTCAGACTTGCGACCATCCTGAATCCGATGCGGCTCAAGCCTTCATCGAACGCCACGCGCCGGTAGTAGATTGATTGGCGCAGCAGATTCAACGCGCGCCGCATGGTGCAAGTGCCTTCTCGAACTCCATGATCGGAAACGCGGTGATTGCACTGCCCTGCGTGCAGTTGATGACCTCGATGCCGCGCTGCGTCAGGCAAGCGCCAAGATCATCGAAGCGCTTCGCCCAGATCGGATAGAGGTCACGCATCGTCGTGCGCAGCGGCAGTTCATGTTCCGGGTGCCAGTGGCCACCGCGCATGTCGAATCCGAACAGCAAGATGCGCAATGCACCCGTGTGTGCCGCGATGTGGACGGCTTGGTAGCCGCTGTGCTTTCCGGTGCGCACCGCAGACTTGTCGTCATCGAAACCATCAGCCCCGGTGTTGCGCAGTCGGAGCACGCCCGACACGGACGAGACGCTGGCCTTCAGCCCAGGGAACTCGGCCGGCACATGCGGGTTGTGCGCCCACCATTCTTCATCGGCGGCGTAGAGCAGATCAGCCCAAGGCGCCAGCTTGTAGGTGTTGTTGATGACGATGGCCGGCAGGCGCGCGGCGCGCACCTTGTCGGCCATCTCCTGCGACATGCTCGGGCCACTCGCCATGACCGCGACAGTGCGGCCAGCCCACATCGGCGGGACTGTCCAGTAGCCGACCACAGTCAATACTTCCTGCCGTCGCTCGTCATTTGCGTCAGATCGCGGCCTGCCCTGCCCTCCGCTCCGCGCTCGCCCTTCTCACCACGCACGCCATCACGGCCATCTCGGCCACGCTTGACCGACAGGCGCCACGCATCCGAAGCGCCAGGCTTGTCCGGCGTGGACTTCACGGCGTTCCACACGGAGCCATCCCACGTCGCCATGTCGCCTTCGTCGTAGATCGTGCCGGCTTGGTAGATGCCTCGGTAGATCGCCGCCGGGAATGTGAGCCGCTGAACCGTTGCAGGACTGCCGGTGTAAGCCATCGTGATCTTCACCGTGCGCCCATCGTCCTCGCGCTCAAAGCGCAGATCAGCCACGCCCTGCACAACCACTTCCCAGCCTGCCTTCTCGATCAGGTCGCCTTCGCTCAACGGGTCAGTGACCCGAAAACTGCGGATCAGCCCGCCGCCGAACTTGACGAACGTGCCTCGTTGATACCGCTTTGCAGGGTCGATGCCTTGCAAGATGTCAATCTGGACGGCGTCTCGGCCAGGCTCGCCATCACGCCCGTCGCGCCCGTCCATGCCAGGGTCGCCCTTGATGCCCAGGCCGTCCACGCCGTCGCGCCCATCCTTGCCATTGATGCCGTCCATGGGCCGAGGGATCGTCGCAACGATGGCCTCGATCGCTTGCTTCACGGCATCGGGGTCGATGTCCTTGCCGTCGATTCCGCGTTCGCCCGGCGCGCCATCCTTGCCGTCCACGCCGTCGCGCCCATCCTTGCCATTGATGCCGTCCACGGGCCGAGGGATCGTCGCAACGATGGCCTCGATCGCTTGCTTCACGGCATCGGGGTCGATGTCCTTGCCGTCGATGCCGCGTTCGCCCGGCGCGCCATCCTTGCCGTCCACACCATCACGACCGTCCTGGCCGGGCAATCCATCTTTCGGCGGCGGGATCTCAGCGACTGCGGCAACGATGAGCGACTTGATGACTTCAGGATCTGCATCCTTCCCGTCCTGACCATTGGTGCCGTCAATCCCGTCGCGACCGGGATCACCCTTCTCACCTTGTAGCCCGGCGACCGGCGGCCTTTCCTCCAGCGCCTTGATCCGATCGATCAGTGGCGACACATTGCGCTGCAGCCACGTCTTGGCGGCGTCGAATACTTGGTCGGCGAGGTTTGCTTGTTTCATCGTGGTGATTCCTAGTGCAGCAAACCAGAGGCCGCAATTTGCGCCGCCAGTATCAGCAGCAGTTCGTCGTCATCAATGAGTTGCCGGCGCCTCAGCGCGATCAACTCAAGCGGGACGGTGATCCGCTTCGGCGGTGGCCCAACGCTGGCGTAGGGTTGTGGCGTTGGAGCGGTCGGCGCAGTGGGCGAGCGCCCGCTGAAGTCGCCGTGTCTGCGTCCGGTGAATGCGCCATGCGCCCGAAGTTGTGTGAGCCTTTCAACCGGAGTCGAAGTGCTGGTACGGCCGGAGAAAGAACCATACCGCTTGCCGGTGAATCCTGAATGCGCTCGTGCCTGTGTGAGTGCGTCAACCGGATGTGAAGCGCTGACCCGGCCAGAGAATGAACCGTATCGTTTTCCGGTGAAACTGGAGTGTGCGCGCGCCTGTGTGAGTACGTCGACCGGATGTTCTTCGCCAGCAGCCTTGCCTGCGAACGCCCCATACCGCCGACGCGAGAACGCTCCAAAGCCTCCAGCTTGCGTGAGCACCCCAACTGGGTGCCCGCTGACAGCCTCTGTCTGGGAACCAAACCAGTCACCAGGCCAGTTGCCAATCCACTGGCCTTGATTTGCCATGCTTCAATCGCCGTCAAGCGCATCGATTACCCGGGTTCCGGCCGAATAGCTGCCGTCGATGCGGACTGTGGTTCCGTCAAGTCCCGTGAACTGAGGATTTGCGCCTTCAAGCCCAGTCGCAGCTCCAGCCGCATGCGCGGCCAGGATGCGCAATATCTGCGCGGCAGTGAATCCAGATTCGATCACCTCGTTCCATGGGTTTGAATCGCTTCCGGCGTCATTGACCTTTTCACCAATGGACCCGACAGCGTTATAGCTGGCTGCCGCTGCATTCCAGATGGCATCACGCAGGCCTTCTGGTGTCAGATCGCCGTACCCACGGATGTCGGCTGACAACGTGCCAAGTGCGGTGATCGTTGCGCCAATCGCGCCATCACCTTCAAGGCCTCCAGACAACCACGCCAGGGCCGACATTGTTCCTGCTGCATTACCAGACCCGCTCAGGTCGGCCAACATATTCAGGAACGCGCGCAGATCGGCCGAGGTTATCGATCCAGATCCGCTGATGTCGGCCAGCATCGAAACGATCAGTTGCAGCGTGGCTGAAGTGACACTTCCTGATCCAGATAGGCCGGCCTGTGCGTTGATCCCCATTGCCATTGCAGCCGATGTGATCCCGCCAGATCCAATGATGATGTTGCGCGACGCCATCCCGCCAGAGGACTGAGGAATCACCCAGTTGTAGGGATGCGCATACCCATCAGGGATGCCCGACTTCGCCTCCCAATTGACACCATTGAACACGCCGCGCGACATGCTCGTCTTGTTGAAGTCGCCGCGATTCATCCCCAGTCCGATGGACCCGCCACCAATACTCCGTCCTGGGTCTTTCGACAGAACGGAATAGTTCCCGATCAGCACTTCAACTCCAGGCGCAATCCAGATGCCCGTAGAACGCCGATGTCACCGGAGTCGCCGCTCCCGCGTACATCAGCCACGTCAAGCAAGCACCATCGAACACGCGCGGCAAGCTGGGAATCTGATTCAGCAGATCGCGCTCGGCCGCCACGCCGATCGTCGTCATTGGAAGAGAAAGCAGAGGACGACACAGCACCAGATTCGTGGTTCCGCTGGTATGTGTCACCGAGTAGTTGAACTGTTCGGCCAATCGCATTCCAGAATCGCCGGCAGCCTTCGGTACAAATGGACCGTACTTTCCGACACCAGTACCGCTGTATTCGATTTGACCGATCGGTGCTGTTGCCGCTGAGACTGGAAGCGTAGTCGGCGTGGTTCTGCCAGTTGTTCCTGCGGAGTTCGTATAGGTCAGTTGGATGTTCGGAGTACCCGCACCCAATGCAACCGATGGAACGACAAACGCTTCCACGCCCGCACCATTACTCGGGCAGCGGTCGGTCAGTGTCATCGTCACGGTGTGAGTTCCCGTCCCAATATCGCTCGCTGCAACGTAGGTCGCCGAATCGATGTTTGCGCGCGACGTTGCGATATTGCCAGTGGTCGCACTCAGGCGATGCCAGTAGTACGTCGTGGCCAGAGAGAAGCCAGCAGGCAGCGTGGTCGTCGTGCTCAACTGAACCGCGGTGTATTCCTGAAGATCCCACCCTGCTGCCACGGTCAGCACCGATGGCGTTGCTGCAGTAGCCGTGAATGTCTTGCTGTTCACCAGGGCTTGGTTGCCGGTTGCGGTCGTCGTAGTGACCGGATACCAACCAAGCATGTCGACCAGCATGAAGATGGCCGGCATGGTCGTTGCTGCTGCGCTGAATGCAGAAGCGTTGAGGATGTGCTTTGTGTCAGGCGACACATCGCCACCGTGATAGATGGAACCCACAGACCTGTCGCATGCAGCGTGCCATGCCAGATTGGTTCCGACAGCACCAAGTGTCATGGCCGCCGGATTGCCGGTGGCATGCTGCAGCGCATACCAAGTGCCAGCGGCCTGAGCACCGACCGCATGGGTCAGTTTGTTCCAATCAGCCCGGCGGAACTTTCCGTTCACCGTCATTTCGCTGATCAGTTCGTCTAGTGAAGTGAAGCCAGCCATGTGTGGTTGTCCTTATGCCCAAACGAATTGCGCATCGCCGATGAGCGGTGCACCAGTCAGACTGCCATTCGGGCAGGAAATGAAATTGAGGTAGGCATCGTCTGCAATCCGCGGAACTTTTCCGCCAGACTGAAGGAAGAAGTCTTTTTCCGTTGGGGCGTCGATCCCCCGAATTCCCATCTCTGCCAGCGGTGATACCAGCACCAACGTGAACAACCCGACATCCGTTCCGGCAGTGCATTGCACTGACTCGATGCTGCGCACGCCGTAGTCTCCTGCTTGCAGCGTCAAGAACGGGCCGAAGCGCCCTGCTCCACTTTGCTGCGTTGTCAAGATCGTGCCGTTGACGCTGATCGCAGTCGACATCTTGTGCAGTGGAGTCACACGTCCAGCCACACCGGCCTGGTTCGTGTAGTTCACGAAGAACGAATCTCCCACAAGACCATGAGGCGCCACCAGAACGGCCATGATCTGCACGCCTATGCCATCAGTGTATCGAGGCAACGTTTGCACATTAGTCATGGACTGCACATCTGATGTCCCCATGTCAACGAATGGGTAGAACATCAGATAGTCCAGAAGCATCATCCGCTGCGGAACCGCCGCTGCCGTCACCTGAATCATGGTCAACCGACGCAGGTACTTCGACAGCGGGCTGACGTTTCCTCCGTGCGGGATGCCACCGTCTCCTGAGCGCGTTAGAGTCTGGGCGGTGAGTGGAGCTGCCGCGTAATACTGTGGTGCCGGAAGGCCAGGCGCCATCGAATAGTCGTACCACGTCCCAGCACCAGTCACTACGGCCGGCACCTTGCGAAAGGTCGCGTACCACGATTGACCGAAAGTCTCGGCCTCGACCAGATCACGGACGTTGGCGAATCCCATCAGACATTCCGCCCCGTCAGATCACTCGCAATCGTGCGGGCCTTCCACTTCATGCGGGTCATCCATGGAAGAGACTGCATTCCGCCTTCACCAACCAGAATCGCCTTGCGCGGCGCAATCACGGCAGCCTCCTTGTGCTCGCAAAAGCGCACGATCTCTGCATCCTGTCCTTCACGGACGTTGACGCGAACCCTGCGCTTGCAGTCGGCGCAGTAATACAGCGGCTCGCCAATCAAGTCGAGCAGTTTGTCGAAGATGCTCATGTCTCTGTGATGGTCAGAGCGCCGATGGCGAACTGCGGCTGAATCCCAGACGAGACCGCGATGCTCGAGTTCAGGGCGCCTTGATGCCACACATGGCCAGCACCACCAGAACCAGTGCCAGTCGCAACGTGAGTCAACGTCGCGCCGGTCACGCCACACTGCGCGAATTGGGCGAGTGCTGCGTTGGCAGTTTCGCCACCCGACGGGGCACTCCATCCGCCTGTCGTTCGCGCAATCGCCAGGCGCACATAGTTCGTGTACGCAGTTTCGTTGGTGGTTTGCCCATCACCTGTTCCGGGTGATGCCGTGTGCAAGCTCACATAGGTGTTGGTTGCGGGGCTCGCTGCCGCGTTGTCGGCCACGTTTGCCCACGCGGTAGCGTTATACATCAGTGCCAGGATGCTGTTGCATGTTGCAGTGCTTTTGGGCATTTCGTGATCCTCAAACGATGCTGAAGGTATCGCCGCTGCTCGCAGCGGTCGTCAATGCGGTGAACGTGAGTGCCGGCAGGCCCGCCGAAGAATTTGCCGTGATGTCTGTAGCCTGGCCGCGCAGAGCTGCTGTGCTGGTGTCGTTGTCGAAGATCAGGATGCGGCCCTTGAACTGATCCGCCGCTGCCCCGGCCGGTATGATGGCCGACGGTGTCATGGTCGTAGTCGTCGGAGATCCACCAACAGTGCCGCGAATGACCGTGCGCGAGCCGCGCAAGTCGGTGTCGTTCAGCGCCTTACCTGTCGTCCCAGAACTGGTGTGCCCGCTGGTGGCTTCATCCCATACAGCGTCAGCAACCGCTGCCGCAGTCGGGATGTCGCTGACCGCTGCCGGCGCCGCCGGGATGAGATCGGTCTTGGCCTTGATCGCAGCCACCTCGGTATCGACGTAACCGGCGACCGCATCGACACTGACCTGAGTCGCGCGACTGCTGATCGTGGCGTTGATGTTGTCACCAACAATCTTGCCTGCCGTGCCGGCCCCGTAAGCCCCGGGAATCGCCGTGGCCCATGGGTCACCAGCACTGCCCGCAGCGTTGAGGGCATACCCCGTGCTGCCTGCTGTCAAGTGACTGGCCAGCGGTTCATCCCACACTGCAGCAGCAATCGTTGCGGCGCTTGGCGAGCTTCCACCACTGCCAGTCGGCGCATTGCGCAGCGCATCTGCAGCAAAGCGATAGTCGCCTGGGCTGCCACTGGCGACTTCCAGCGTCGTGAACACCTTGTCGGTGACGGACTTGATTGCGCCAACATCCGACGCGGTGAGCCCCGTGACACTGCCAACGGCCCCGGCAACGCTGGCCACCGATCCAGCGACGTTGCCACCCACGTTGCCAGTGACCGAAGCCACGGCGCCAGAAACACTGGCCACAGACCCGGCGACATTTCCACCGACATTGCCCGTGACGCTCGCCACAGAGCCCGCCACGTTGCCATTCACATTGCCAGACACCGTGGTGATCGTGCCAGCGGTGATGTTGGTCGTGCTCGCAAGTGTGGCGCCCGACGGGAAGGTGATCGTTCCAGCATTGACCACCGGGTTCGTCTTGATCGTCTCAACGTCCACCTTCTGCGTGGTCGCGATCGTGGTTCCGCTGAGATTCAGGGCAGTTGTCGGCGCAGCAACGTCGGCCCACGTCATTGCCACGTAGCCACTTGCCAACTTCAACTGGCCGGTTCCTGTGCCGTTGCTCAGAAGCACGCTCGCACCGATGTCTCGCGCAGTCTGGACAGTCCCGCCGAGTCGCAACGCGTTGGCGTCCACGACGCCGGCAACCGTGAAGGTGAGCGAGTCCGTCTTGGTCTTGATCGAGCCAGTGTCGGACTTGACCGCGGCCACGTCAGCAGAAACGGATGCGCCAGCAGGAGCACCAAGACGCGCAAAGGCATCACCAGTTTGCGCAACACCCGGCATATCAAGCACCACGGTGTAGACGACATCCGTCGGATCTGCCGCAGTGCCGGTGGCGTGCAGGATCAACGGGCCAAGCGTCGCGTTGTCGGTCGCGTTGCCGGCCACCTTGTACCAACCATTTGCGATCTCGCTCACTGCACCCGTTGGAGATGCAAATGCGCCGCCATTCTTGGACAGAGTCACTGTTGGCGTGAGACCAGTCTTGCCGGTCACATGGTCGGTGCTATCGACCATCAAGAACACGAGCGCATACGTCGTCGTGGACTGTTTGACTTCGTAGGTCATCCGATGCCCCTGCTACCGGCGCGAGTGCCGGAAATTGTTCGTGACCTGAATTTCGGTGTGGTCCCACCCGCCCCCAGCGAGATGTACCTGCGGGTGCGGCGGGGGGCAAAGAGTTGCCAGGGGTTTACTGAGAGCGC